CCTCTTCTTCGGTCAACGTCCGTAGTTCATCACGCAGGAAGTTATACCAAGTAATAGGGAGTGTTGCGAAGTCCTTGTCCCCAGAGACAGCAATGGTATTCTCTGGGTCTTTGGTGCAGAGGATGCCAATTAAGTCATCAGCTTCAATGCCTTCTTCTAAAAGCGAAGGGTGACGTTCACGTGTCTGCTCAATAATCCCAGAGAGGGCTAAAGGCTTACGCTTACCACCACGGTTAGCTTTGTATGCTGGGAACAACTCATATCGGAAGTTACGCCTCGGACTGAATACAAGCTGGTAGACGTTCGTCTCAAACTTTATGCACAGGGACGTGATGAAGTCATCGAAGTAAGCTAACGCCGCATTCACGTCTGTGTGAAGTGTCCAGACATTGTCATCCCATTTAGTTTCTACCTCATTGCTGAAGGCAGAACGGTAGGCGAGCATATCGCCATCTATGTATAATGTTTTCATGTTAATGTGTTTCTGACCAGTTTTTGCCTACGCTGAACTCACCGTCCAACGGGCAGTTGAAGCCAAGGACTTTGCCAGCCTTAGCGAGAGCATTTACAAAGCAACGACCGAGAGCATCTGCGTGCTCAGGAGCGCAACTGAATTGAACCTCATCGTGGATATTTCCGTGGAGTTCATAGGGATGCCTAGCGGAGTCCACAAACTCAACGAGAGCTTGCTTCATCACTACAGCACCAGCGGATTGCAGGAGAAGGTTCACAGCAGAGTGAGGACTACGACAAGGTAGCTCACGTCCGTCGAGACCTCGGAGGATACCAGTAGCCTCTACCTTTTGCTTCACGGCATCATATAGCTTCTTGATTGATGGCGTCTGCTTCATAAAGGCGGCTTTAAGGGCTTTACCTTGCTTGGCATTCCCGCCGACAATAGAACCAATCTTGGCATCACCTGCGCCGTATAGGAAAGCGTAGATGAATGTCTTTGCGTCATCACGGGTAGGCAATCCAGCCGCCTTTTGGTTGGCTGTGTGGATGTCTCCCTCTAGGATTGTCCGACCGTATTCTTTGTCTCCAAACATAGCGAGGTAGTGAGCAAGGCAACGTAGTTCCAGACCAGAAGCATCAGCACCAACAAGCACTTTACCTTCTGGAGCAGTCCAACAAGAGCGGCACTCCTTACCATACGGCGCACGTCCAGCAGGAGTCTGCGCCACGTTCGGGGTTGAGTGCGTACAGCGACCGCTGACAGCACCGTTGGTATTAACACGTCCGTAAATACGTCCGTTTTTCTCTAGCTTGAGCCACGCTTGTTTACCCTCAGCCACTTGACCGAGACGCTTGGATACCAACAGATATTCAAGGAGCTTCAGAGCTGACGGAGTACCAATACTCTTTAGCACAGGCTCATCAATCTTAGGACGCTTACCCTCAAAGGCCGCTGGCTTCCATCCTTGTGCCATCAGGCGTTCACAGATTTGGTCACGACTGTTTGGGTTGAATGGGATTTCCTTGATACGGTGTGGTCCCTTAGTGATTTCCTTGGGTTTCCAGCCAGCCGCAACGAGTTCCTTCTTGGTCTTGGCTTGGTCTCCGTTGGGAGCTATCCACCAGTGGCTTTTCATTAACTCAACCGTAGGACCGAAGACTTCTGCCATCTCCTCACCAAGTTCTGCACGACGAACCATAAGGTCAGACGTAAGCTTCTCAGCTACCTCTAGGTCAAACGGGAAGCCATTGCTTTCCTGCTGTTTGATGATAGTCGCGAACCGATGCTCAAGGTTAAGCATCCGTAAGTCAGGTTTCTTACCTATAAGGTGGTCATAGATACGCTGAGTAACGATGGTATCCTGTTTGCAGTATTCTGCCATAGCAGGCGTGAAGGTTGACCAGTCCTCGGTCTCACCGTGGGTGTCTTTCAGAACACCGATACGATGTCCCCAAGCTTTAAGGCTGTGGGAACCAATCAGTGTTTTCTCAAAGCCCTCACGTAAGAGGTCTTGGGCGCGAACGTCTGGGCAGATACAGCGAGCCATGACAGCAGTGTCCCATACACAGGGATGCTGAAAGCCATACATCTTACGCAGGGCAGGGTAGTCAAAGCCAATGGAGTTATGCCCCACAATGGCGTCGAACGAAGCGAGAGCTTTGAGTCCGTCCAGAAGAGTATCTCCAGAGTAAACCTTAGATACGCCTTCGCTGTAGATTGCCAGACAGTGCACGGTCGTAAGGTCGGACAGGTTAGTCCAATCCTCAATTGCGTTCGTTTCAATATCGAAGAATGCTAGTTTATTCATTTGGTGTGCTTGGTATGAGTGTGGTTAGTGGGAGCAGGATGCCCCGTGATGTATTGTTGTCTCCCCCTCGGACATCACGCTTGGTTTTCTTGAAGGGCTCGATGAGTTCTTTAAGCTCTACAAGTGGGATGAAGATGATAAGGGATTCAACAACGAAGCAGTAATAATCCGCTTCGGAACGGTCTACGCCAGAGACTTTACCTCTGGACATATACTCAACAAATACATTGCCCGTCTTCTTGGCAAGCATATCTTTTTTAATCTCTATCTTTTTTTCAGAGAGCAATGCGCCAATTTCCTTTTCAGCTACTTGTCCTAGTTCTAAGTCGTGTCGAAAGTTTGAGCAGTATTTCATATATTAAAAAGGGTTCTCGGTATAATGTTCTTCGGACATTGAGCCCGTTTCGGGGTTGTAGTTAAGAGCACAAGCAATGCCTGTTTCTCCAGAGAATCTGTTCTTCAGCACACGCATGACAGTCTTGTTGCGGTCTTCGGTGTCCTGCTGATTACGCTCCAAACCAATGACCATATCAGAGAGCTGGGCGATACCAGCAGAGCCACGGAGTTGAGCTAGGGAAGTAGATGCACCCTCTTCGTGTCCTTTGCCTTCTGGACGCTTCAGGTGGCTCACAAGGATAAGCCCAAGCTTAGTCTCCTCTACGAGTGCACGTAGCTTGGTCATAGTGTTGTCAATCATACGACGCTCGTCGCCATCCCCCATACCAGACACCACGATACTAAGGTGGTCGAGAACGAGGTAGTCCACGTCTAAGACCTTAGTCATATAGCGGATATGGCTGATGAGGTTGTCGCTATCCAGCGAGCCCCAGTGGTCGTAGAGAAAGCAACGTCCAGACCCTACCGTAGCTTTAAATGCTTCGTTGTAGGAATCGGTCGGAGCAAAGTTAGGGTCAAGGTGTAGGAGTTCACCCATCTCCAAACCAATGATGGAGTTCGCCGTCCTCTCAAGGGATTCCTCAAGGGCAACGTAGCCGACATTGTGGTCAGAGTGCTTCAAGATGTCGTGGGCAATAACCTTACATACGTGACTCTTTCCGATACCAGAGCCAGCGCAGAACGTAACAATCTCTCCCTTACGGATACCGTGGGTAAGACGGTTGAGTCCTGCAAAGGGGTAGTCAATTGCTGTGAAGTTCTTAGGTGTGGTGAGGCGTTCATACAACTCACTACCGTCAATGATGTCGTCAGGCTTCCAAGGCTTAGCGTCCCACATAGCACTAACAATCTCAGACCCACGCTTAGCCATCAGCATTTCGTTTGGGTCTTTCATAGGAAGGCGAGCAATCTTAGTCTTACCTGCTGGCAGTAGGTGGCATACTTCTTCAGCCGCCTTGCGTCCTTGCTCGTCCTCATCGAACATAAGGACAACCTCATTGAAGGAGTCCAGCCACTCAAATTGGTTCTTAAAGACTGTCTTAGCTGATTGTGCTCCAGTAGGGAGAGAAACCGTAGGCCATTTACCCTCACCGTTTACCATCGCCACAGAAAGGCAGTCTACTTCGCCTTCCGTGATAACTACCTTGCGACCGCCATTAGGCCACAGGTGTTGTCCGAAGAACGTCGAGGGCTTACCCTTGCAGGAGAACCGCTTGTCTTGGAAGCGGAGTTTCTGGGCGATAAGTTCACCCTCTAGGTTGCGGTAGTTAGCAACGTGACAAGGCTCCCCATTAACGGAAGCAATGTGGTAACCATACTTTTTACAGATGGCGTTGGTTAATCCTCGTGCAGGGATGTCTGAAACCTGTCCAGAGATAAACCCCAGCGGGATACGGGAAGAGGGAGGAGCTACACTTGAGCCACCTCCCTTAGGGTTAAAGATACCACAGGAGTAGCACTTGGTGCTTCCGTCGGTGTTGATTGTAAGTGCGTCTGTGCTGTTGCAGTCTGGGCAAGGTTGGTGTGTTTGTGCGGGTGTTAAGTTATCCATTCTTTTGGTATTGTTTTGTGAGCCCACTGGAAGCCGTGCTTGTCGCACCAGTCCCCGTATGTGGTCTTGCTCTTCTTGTTTAGTGTATTGTGTGCGTTCTGAAAGCAAAATCTTATATCCATCTCTGGGTTGCATTCTCGCACCCGTAAATGTTTGGTGCGGTCGGCGGGTAGCCAGTAACCCTTGGCTTCGATAATCACTCCGTTCGGGAGTATGAAGTCAGGGGTGTAGACACACTCTCGTGTGTACTTTAGCTTTAACGTCTCGTAGTCGAAGGGAGCCCCCACCCCTTTCAGGGTGAGAGCAAGTGTTTCTTCGAAACGGGAACGATACTTAGAAGTTGATGCCCGCGACTGCCGCGGTTTCTTCTTCTTGGAACGCTGTATCCAAGGATTCGCCATCGTTAATGTAGCCGTTTTCTTCTTCCGTGAAGCCGAAGGAAGAGCTACTACCGTTGTTATATTCGATTAAGTCGAGGAGCTGGACAGCCTTCAGTCGCAGGGTATAACCAAATCCCTGCAAGTCGGTGTACCAAGTGTAAACCTCGACGCTTAGTTTTAGTGTAGAGCCACTGCCAATAGCAGGGGACGTGGGGAGCTTCGCACCTTTCGAGTCAAAGACTGGAATGGTGAAGGTAAGCAAACCTTTCTTGGTCTGCCGTTGAGCCACTTGTTTTGCATAGATTTCAAAGTCACCGTCAGGGGTGATACGAATAGGGCTCGTGGCGGCCTTCTTCAGTTTCTTACCCTTTACTTTGCATTCTACGTCATACTCTCGCTCAACAGTGTCGGTCACTTGTTTTGTGAACGCATTGAATGATGCTTCATCTACGTGCAATTTGCAGGAGTAGACGCCATCTTCGTTGAACTTTGTATCAGGTGTGTCGATACGTGGGTACACTGCTGTACCTTTAGGTGTTGTCAGTATTTTACTCATTATTATCTCTTTGGTTTTTGGTTGTTATTGATTCTCAGTTACGAGAAGAAATATGGACTACGCAAAACCTCACTAAGGTCTGCTGTGCCGTATTCAGGTGTGTCTGGAAATTCTATGTGCGGGTATCGCTCCTTTAAATCGTTACGAAGAGCTTCAAGCTGGTCAACCTTAAAAACATAATAATATTGTTCTCTGAGAATACGGCTGAGCTTGTCGCAGTTAGATGCGTGGGTTCCGTAGCTGTCGTGAATCATTGCAAAGTCGTAGATGCCCTGCCTGTTGCACTCTACTACCGTCTTGGTGAGGCACGCCGCATCTAGGCTGTGGACATAGTTAGGGCTGATACCCTGCTTCTGTCGTCGAGGAGATATATCCTCAGAGTCTTTATACCACTTGATGTAAGTCCCTGAGCCGTTGATATTGGTGCGAACATTCTGCGCTGTGGTCTTCTTGTAAGATTGGAGAACAGGGAAGCCTGAAGGAGAAGTCCAACTTACAGGCTCCCCGTGTTCTGCTAGTGCTTTCGCACAGGACTGTAACCAATTCATGCAGTCCTTGGGCTTTTCGAGGACTTCATTGATTGAAGCCCACGTCAGCTTACTGAGGTAACCAGTGACTTTGTAGCGTTCATCTTCTGTGAACGGGTTGGCGCATCTGGTTTTACGCATTGTGTCTTGATACCATTCATCAACGTAATCCCGACAACTGTAGAACGTGCCGCCATAAGGCCACACCATTGTCGGACGCTTAGCAAGCTTACGGTCGATACCGAACTGTATCCATCTTTCTGCGTAGGGGTGATTGTTTGCTTTGTCTGTCTCTAGCTTCTCAAGAACGAGGTCAGAGACAATTCTATAAATATCTTGGGGTTCTGTTTCTGCCAGCACATTGGTAGCTTTTGCCCCATATTCGTCCCTCATCAGCATAGAGAGAATCTGAAGACCGTTGTTTGTGCCATCCAAGTTGACGGGAAGGTGACTGATTAGCTTGCCTGTCTTTTTATACTGCCCCCACTCATTGCACCAAGCAAGGAACTGGAAGGGCTCGTCAGCGTCCATCCACTGTAGATTGGTAGTAGGACTCTCGTGAATGGCTATAGCCTGCTCAGCGAAGTCCTCAGCCCATTGGACACGGTTCTTGAGGGTAAGCTTGTCGTTGCCGTAGGTGTTAGCACCTTGAATGGCTAACCAG